GGGATAAATTGTTCAGCGGATACTTTGGTATTTATTCGCAAGTAACTAAACAAACTAAATGGGTATGGGTAGAAAATTTAAGAATTTACTATCCAAGAATTGACAATTTTTATGTTGAATTGGTGACGAATGCAGCAGCTGAAGACTTAGAACAAGGAATTGTTTACTTAAAAGATACTGGCAATTACGAGTATTCAATTTATACAAGATTTGAAAGTAATCCTGAGCCGAGCGCAACTGAACAACTTTTGGAACGTGGTAAAATTTTGTACGGATTCAACGAACTAACAGTAACTACTTACAGCCCTGATATTGAAATAATAACTTATGACAGACAGTAAAAGCAAATTTGTTTTTTATAACGAACCAGTTAGCACTTATACAGTCCCAGTTTTTGACAAGGACAAGAATAAGGACTACGTAAACTATGGCGAGGATAACAACTACCCTCAGTACTTAGTTAATCTATTTAATAGGTCAGCTAAACACAACGCTATTTTAACAGCTAAACAGAAATACACATACGGACGTGGATTAAAAATCAAAGAAGGTTTAGTAACTGACCAAGCAATAAAGGCTCAGGCGTTTTTAGTTCGTCCTAATAGCTTTGAAACTCTAAGTGATATATTCAATAAGACTGTTTTAGATAAGCGTTTATATGGTGGCTATGCACTTCAAATTGTATGGTCTAAGTTATCGGGTAAAGTAGCTCAAGTTTACCACATGGACTTTGCTAAAATCCGTTCTAACGTAGACAATACTTCTTTTTACTATGCTGACGACTGGAGCGATTACAGACCGAAAGTAACCGAGTTTGACGCTTTCAATCCTGAGAAGAGAGAAGGTGTACAGATTCTTTACTACAGAGAATATCGTCCGAATTTAAATACTTATCCTTTGCCTGATTACATTGGAGCGATTCCGTACATTGAAAGTGATGTTGAAGTAGCGAATTTTCACCGAGCAAACCTTCAAAATAACTTTTTCTTTGGTGGCATTTTAAACTTTAACAACGGAATCCCGACTGACGAGGAGCAAAGAGCATTAGTTCGCAGAATTAATAACAAACATGGCAGCACCGATAACGCAGGTAGATGGATTATTAACTTTTCGGATGGTTCAGATAAAGCCCCTAATGTAATTAGTCTTCAGCCAAGCGAATTAGACAAGCAGTTTGACATCCTAAACGATACTATTCAACAAGAAATATTTGTTGCGCATCGTGTAACGTCACCTATTTTTATGGGTATTCGTGTAGAAGGTCAGTTAGGCGGACGTAATGAGATGGTTGATGCGTTCAAATTGTTTGAACAGAACGAAATCAAACCAGACCAGCAACACTTTGAGGAGTTATTCAACTACATAATTGGTTTAAACGGAATCAATCAACCTTATGAAGTTCAGGCTTTAGAACCTTTTTCACCTGAATTTACAGAACAAACTTTGATTCAGATTGCTACTAAAAACGAATTAAGGGAGATGGCTGGTTTACCAAAACTTGAAGAACCAACACCAATAACACCACAAGCTTTTTCAGAAGATTCAGAAATTGAAGTTTTCGCAGAATATGGAGTGAATGCTGAGGACTATTTAGAGTTTGAAAGTAGAAGATTAGAAGTATTTGAAGACCATTATAGTTTTGAATCTCACTTAGAATTTAACGAGCAAGAACTACACGAATTAGCTTTTGCGATTGAGTCTTTAACTGAAGAAGAAAAGAAGCTTTTAAGTCAAGTTAAGAAAGACCCTTTAATCTCAAAGAAAGATTTAGCAGTAAATTTAGAAATCAGCGAAGGTAAATTAGACGAGTTAATCAAGTCTTTAAAAGATAAAAAAGTTTTAGCGTTGACTGAAGGAGCTTGGAACGTCATAAATGTATTACCAACTCAAAGTGCAATTGGAAAGATTGCAGATGAGTTGAAAAAGTACGAAGTAAGGTATAAATATCAAGGACCAAACGATAGCAAAAATAGAGCGTTCTGCAAGGCTTTATTAAACTTGAATAAACTCTATACACGTGATGAAATCAGCAAAATCTCACAACGTGTAGGGCGTAACGTATGGACAAAACGTGGTGGTTGGTACACTAAACCAAACACAGATATTCACTTACCATATTGCAGACATCAATGGGCATCAATTTTAGTTAAGAAAAAGTAATGGCAACAGTATTATTTATAAGTGAGGAAACCCTCAAACAAGAAACTATAATCAGCGAGAATGTTGACCCTAAGTTATTAGTGCCAACTATTAAAGAGGCGCAAAATATTTACTTACTTCCGATATTAGGGACGTCACTTTATAACCAGTTGGTAACTCAGGTATCAAGTAACACAGTAAGTGCCGCAAATGTTACCTTATTGGACACTTATATTACACCAACACTCGTTAAATATTGCGTTTATGAGTCAATTTTGCCACTAAGTTTCAAGTTCCAAAACAAAAACATAGCTACTAAGAACTCTGAATTTAGCAATCAAGCTTCAATGGATGACTTGAGATACCTTTTAGACTACACAAAAAACCGAGCTGAGTGGTATGCTGAGAGATTAACGAACTTTTTGTTAGCAAATACAAGCACTTATCCGCTATATTTGACACAAATTAACGCTAATATTGATACTATTTACCCTAATGATAATAACTACCAAAACGGTATGTATTTAGGTCCTGATATTGACTGGGATTTAGTACCACCAAGCGTGAAATATCAGGGTAATTTTAGACGAAGAACATAAAACTATGAGAAAAAAAGGAAGTAAAAACAAAGCGAATTTAGAAAAACTAAGAATCTATTTAAATGCAAACCAGCCTAAACAAGATAGTCAACCTATTACAAGAGATAGCAACAAGTAACGCCTTACTAAATGGAAATTTTACTTTTTGCGATGTTGCAGATTTGGGAGCGAGTGCGCCCTTATCTTATCCTTTGCTTTGGGGAGATGTAAGGCCTTCTAATTTTGGAAGTAAGGTATTTAGTCTTAACTTACAATTAACTGCAATAGACATAGTTTTAAAAGACCTCAGCAATGAAAGGGACGTACTATCCGACACGCTGCAAATAATCTCGGACGTGATTGCTAAGATTAAGCAATCTACTTATTATGGAAGTTATTTTGAGATGCAAGAAAACATTTCATGTACTCCAATAAAAGATTCATACGGGGATGAAGTAGCTGGATGGGTATGTAATTTCACTTTAAATATTGCCAACCCTTACGATAGTTGCTTAGTTCCAACAAATTAAAATAAAAAATAAAAATAATATATTAAGTTATGATATTAGAACAAAGAATGTTAGGTGGGAATGGGTGTAAATTCATTGATTCAGCCTCAACTGGAAATACATTTTATGTAATAGTAGTAAATGCTGATTGCGTTTTGACTACTTTGTCAACTGTAAACGGACAAAACTTACTAACTCAATACGGATTGAGCGGAAAGACTTTGAAACAAGGTATGTTAATCCCTGCTTTTAATGGCGACCCAATCGCAAATATTACACCTTCAAGCGGTTCAGTTATTGGTTACGGCTATAACATAATGGGTTAATGATTAGTTTAGGATTAGGAACAGTTGTAGCTGGAAATGGTAGTAGCTTTGGCGGATTTACTTCCGAGTATCAAGCTATTTTAACTGCTGGTAGTGGATTTACAAGACCATCTGCATCTCAACAAATTTTGCAAAATCAATTAATTATTGATTTAAAAGCAGCTGGTGTATGGAGTAAACTTGATTCGTTTATGATGTTTAGAAACGATGGTTCACGAGAATTTGCAACTATCAATTGGAAAGATACTACAAACTTGGCAACTGTTCCATCAGGGAATTCTTTTCCAACTTTTTCAAGTGCTTACGGATTTCAAGGTGATGGCAGTACTATGTCTTTAAATTTGAATACAAGTGGGCAAACAAATTTTACAAGAGATTCATCAAGTTTTGGAATTTATATAAATGATTTAGGGGCATCAATTGCAAATAGTAAATCATTTGTTGGAGCAACTGGTAATGATGGTACTAAAAACACATTTATTCGTTATGCTGGTGGAAGGATTAATGGCATTGCAGTAGGTACAATTCCAAGTGCATCTCCATTAAAACACATAATGGTTAATAAATTAAACACTACTTCTACACTTTACGCAAATGGCATAAGCCAAGCAACTGGAAGTGGTACTGGAGTATTAGATACTAATAATTTTTTCTTATTTAGATATGCTGATTTGCCAACTTCATTTGGCTTAGGGCAAGTAAGTTGTTTTTACAAAGGTTCAGATTTGAGCGGACAAGCTGCAAGTTTAGATTTAATTATTCGTAATTACATAGCTTCACTTAACACATTTAGTTCAGATACTTTAGCTTATCAATCAAACATAGTTGCGAATGGTGGCACAATTAATTTAGCGACATTAGATGTGCTTGATACTTACTTTTTCAGACCAGCAGCAACAAATGGTAATATTTTAAATCAATTAGACAGATTAAATATTTATGCAGGTTTAGGTAGTTTTCAAATTGCTGCAAGAACTAATTTGATTAAGTCATCTCATTATGTAACACCAGTTAATTCACCAACATTTGATGCTAATGGTTATAAGTCTAATGGTTCAACATCATATTTAAATTTAAACTATAATCCATCTACGCAAGGAGTTAAATTTACTCAAGATTCTAATATTGCTGGTGTAGTTTTCAAGAATATAAATACTTCTGCAAGTTTTACTGCAATTGGTTCTATCAATACTGGTGGTAATACTGCTCACACAGTTGAATTTAGATCAGGAGATAGCTCGTTAAGGTCATATAATAATAGCACTACTGGGACATTCCCACCCCCAATGTCTTTAACTCCATTAGCATCAGGAATACTTTTTACTTCTACAAGAAGAACATCATCAACGGCAGCCGAAGTGATAGCAAATGCTACATCAGCTCCATTTACTTTATCAAGTAATGGCCTTGTAAATGTAAATCAATTTGAATTAGCATTTAATAATAGTGGTGTTGCTGCATCAAGTTATGATGCTAATAACTATCACGTTTGTAGTTATCATGGTTCAAGCAGTTTAGATTACACAAATTTCAGAACTTTTATTTTAAATGTTTTAACCGCACTTAACGTCTAATGAATCATAAAATTTTAGAACTTAACATAGTTAGTTGGGCATTGGCTTTTATAGGATTTATGACTCATTGGTTGCCAGTTGTCCAGTTTCTTTCATTTACCTTATCGGTAATAATTTCACTTTGGCAGCTTTCCCAAATGTTTAAGAAATGGTTAAAAAAATAAAGCAAAATATTTCAATCTTAGAAAATCCAATCACAACTATATGTGGGTTTATTTGCTTTTTTTATTCGCTATTCTTAATCGGATTTCCTTACTTATATGAACCAAAAGTGGAGCTTGAAATTTATTACCCGATTTCTATTGGGGTTGTTGGTTTATGCCTTATTATTATTCCTGATGACTTGAAAGGAGCTTTGCGAAAGTTAATTCAAAAGAAAAGTGAATGATATTACTACTACTCTATGTTTGGCTTGATGCGATTCGGGATTCAATATCCCATCATGATGCCTATTCTAAGTTAGGTAGATTCTTTTCAAGGCAACGTAGTGAGATGTTGAAGCCTTTGTTTTTTCAGTACTTTCCAATGTTCTGGGATATGTGGCACTTAGCTAAATTTATCCAATATAACATAGTAGCTTTTTTAATTGTTAAGACTTTAGCCTTTCCGATTGTTACTACTATCATGAGCCTATTATTTATATCACTATATATATGAGAAAACCAAACCCCATAATTTTAAAGTACTTAAAAGAATACCCTAACACACCTACTTTAACTTTAGCAAAGAAAATCTACAAAGAAAATACTGCTCAATTTAAAAATCTTGAATATATAAGAGGCAGAGTTAATTATTATAGGGGTACTAATGGCGATGAAGCCAGAACAAAAGCAAAAAAACACATTGACTACTTCGCTAAATTAAAAGAAGAACTACCAAAAGGGGAAAGCGAAAAAGTAGAACCATACTACCTGCCGAAAGACAGAAAAAAAGTATTAGTAATATCTGACATTCACTTACCATACCATGACGATAAGGCCTTATTTGCTGCATTAGAGTACGGATTAAAAGAGGAGGTTGATACTATCTATATAAATGGCGACCTTTTGGACTTTGCCTTAATTTCCAAGCACGAAAATAATACTACTAAACACTCGGTTAAATACGAACTTGACTGCGCTAAAGTATTTTTAAAAGGACTTCGTGAGATGTTCCCAAAAGCTTTAATCATTTACAAGTATGGAAATCATGATTTAAGATTTGACAAGTGGATCAGGCTTAAAGCACCAGAACTTTTAGACATTGAACATATAAATTTAGCCGAGATACTCGGACTTAATGAACTATCAATCATTCAGCTTGACAATTTGCAATGGGCTTACATGTGGGATATCGCAGTTTTACATGGTCACGAACTACCAATGAAATCGGGAGGGATTAACCCAGCAAGGGCAGCAAGATTAAAGATAAATAGACCTTTAATTATAGGTCATTTTCACAGACAAAGTAAAGATGCTGGAATAATTCTGGGCAAACCTTATTACTATGCTTATTCAAGTGGTTGCCTTTGCGATTTATCCCCTGCTTATATGCCGATTAATGACTGGGTGCATGGGTTTATTTTAATTAATCAAGGACAAGTTTATCAAAAGGAGGTAATCAATGGAACAGTTATCTGAGGAAACAGTAAATGATGAAATTATTTATGAACCATGCGAAACAAGGGGCGAAATTATACATATTTGCTCAGTAGCTTTGGGGGTTTGTGAGGCTTACGACTATTCAATGCAGAGCCGAGAGGACAAAGACAGAATAGACAATATTAGGCGAATGGCTTTAATTCTGACAGAGGGTTTTTTAACAGAAATTTATTATGAAAACTATGAAGATTAGCGAACATATAACTTACGACGAGGCCACCTTATCCCCGACTGCGATAAGAAACGGTATTAGCAACCA